CTATGTCTGCCTCTGTATTTGAGGGCGTGTTAACTGGCAGGAACGTGTCGCTGTAGAACATTCTCACTTCGAGCAGGGCACGATAGACAAAACCCTTTTGACCTTCTTCGTAGGGCATGTCCCAATCTTTTTCAACGACGCAACCAAGCACTGATGTGGCGTCGGCGTCTGGCAGGTTGCCAGCGTAATTTTCCAGCAGGAGCCTGACTGCGCGGGATGTAGCACGGGCGTCGTAATAGTTAGAGGCGTATGCGTCCACCTGTATCAACGCGGCCCGCAGCCCGCTCGCGCCTTTGAACGAGTAAGTGTCGCCGGTCGCGATGATGCTGAGCACAATGCTCGGAACACTCGTGCCCTTCGGCTGGAGAATGAAATAGATGCGGTTACTTACTAGCGCTGATACTCCAGCGTTCTGTGTTATGAGTTCATAGAGCCCTTTTTCGAACATCGCTTATGCACCCACTCCATCGTTCTCGATCCACGCCCAGATTTCCAACTGTACTTGCTGGCCGTCGATGTCACTTACCGACTCAATGTTGTAAACCTGCCCGTGATACACAATGGTCATGTCAGATGTCGGCTTGAAACGCTTGCTATACCGAATGACGATCTTGAAGCTCGACTCAGCGTTGCGTTGCTGCGCTTTATCGGATTCCTTACCGCGCCACATCGCAATGTTCGCGTGAGTCGTCCACACTGCCACGGGCGTGTGAGGCGTTCCGTCGCTCTCAGCGCCCGACGCTTGCTGAAAAGTAATCAAGCAATTGAGTTCGGAAGCGGACTTGTAGCGGACGCCGGTCGCGAGTCTTTTTGGAATTGCCATATTGTTTACCGGGGTATCCTGAACGATCTGTAACTTGACAACAGCGAACACAGAGTCATGTGAACTTCGCTGGTCGGCTCGACCGTCACCACGCTGCGGTTCTCATAGAAGTGTCCAGCTAGGAACATCACTGCCAGCTTTAACTTGGACGGAACCTTATCTGCTGTAGCGCCGTAGCCAGCCGTGTAGTTGATCTGAATGCAATCCTGTCGGCGGTCGGTGAGTGGCCACGCGCTGCCAACCTTCAGTGTGATTTTGTTGCAGGTCACTGTGTAGTTCGACGGATCAAACGTCTGCAAGACGCCGTTCGCGTCGTTGTACGTTACGACTGGAACAACCAGCGGGCTCACGCTCGACTGCACAGGGCGTCTCACCAACTCGATTGAATCTTTCGTCGGAAATCCATACCACCACCAAGGAGCCTGATCGTAGGCGTAACCGAGTTGGTAGTTGTACATCTGTCGCGGGTCGGCTTGTCCGGGGAAGAAGTCGAATGTGAGTAGGACGCCCTCCGTAATCATTGCGGTCGCGGCAAGTTGCTCGACCTGATCGGATGCGGCTTCGATAAAGGTCTGAAGGAGCGTGTAATCCGGGTTGAGCACGAGCGGCGAGGTGCTGGTGTACTGCTCGGGCAAGTCAAACCGAGCGAACGAAGCAAGGTCGGCGGGCGTGATAACCGGGTTGAGGCGCTGCGTTGTGATTTGCTCGAACACTTAGTTGCTCCTCTTGAGAATCTCCAAACGCTTTTTCAATATGGGAAGCAGAACGTCTTCGGTGTAATCCGCCGATGGCGGCTCAACTTCCGCCACAACCTTCAGTGCCTCGGGTGTGTTTTTGAACAACGACAGATTGAAGGAGTTAGAAACCGCCTTCGCTTGATCGGACACGCTGGTCGCAAATCCCTGAGCAACCGCCTCTTCAGGATTCATCCACGTCTCGGCTTCCATCAGCGCGAGCACGGCGTCTTTCGACATGCCCGTCTTGGCGACGTAAATGTCGGCGGCGCTGGCGGAAACGGAGTCGAGTGTCTCGGCCATTTTCCGCATGTCATCCGAAAACCCCGCCGCCATTGCCATTGCGCGGTGGATCATAAGCTGGGTTCCGAGTTGCATGGTGATCGTGTCGCCCGCCATTGCGATAAGCGAGGCCGCTGAGGCCGCCATGCCGACCACGTTGACGTTTACGGGCACGCCACAAGCCTTGAGGACGTTGTAAATCGCTACGCCGTCAAAAAGCGAACCGCCGGGCGAGTTGATGTTCACCGCAACGCTGGAGAATTTCCCAGCAGCCTTGATTGCATCGGACACGGAGGACGCCGTGATGCCGTCGCCGAAGAAGTCAGCGCCGATTGCGTCATAAATATCAAGCTCAAGCGCGCCAGCGTTCGCCTTCGCGGTGAATGCCGTGGTGCCTTGCTTGCCGTTTCGTAAAGTGAACATTGTTAGTCTCCCTGTACCAGTGCGATAAGCGCAGCGCGAGCGGCGTCATCTGTGATGGTGCCGTCCTTGCGCTTCGTGCAAAACTCTTCGGCCCGCTCCAGCGTGATGCTCAGAACGTCGGCCACAAACTTTGCGTCGATACCGCCCTTTGCTTCTTTTCTCGTCACGCGCTCCGCAAGGCTGTTGGCGACGGCCAGCAATCTGTTCTTAACCTTGGTGTCGGTCGGCTTGGCTACCGGCTTCTCCGTCGTGTCATCGGCGGGAGCGTCTGCGGGCGGTTTCTGTCCGGGAATGAACATCTCGCCGGACTCTGGGTCAAACACACCGGAGTTAGCTGGGAAGAACATCTTGTCCCATCCATCAACCGTGTCAATGTCCTCGTTGACTCTTGCTTCATTGCCGGACAACTGGCCGCTGCGAATCTGGATCTCGTAAGTTTCGGCGCGCTCGCGCAGTGAACCGCGCAGAATGATGCTGGCGTCGTGCTTTGCGTAGAGCGTTGCACGATCTTTCGGCGCGATTAAGTCGCGCATGATGGTCTGTTCGAGCGAAACGCAAAACGGAAGTAGCGAAGTGTTGTAATATTCGTCGAGGAAGGCAGAGCTGGATGCGTAAGTCGAGTTCTGTGCGCCCATTCCCAGCTTCACAAGCAACGGCGCGCCGCCGAGTAGGCGAATGACTTCTTCAGCGTTCCACTTTCTGGATTCGAGCAACTGCGACTCTTGCGCGTTGAACGTCATCTTCTCCCACTTCAAACCACCGGGTAGGAACGTGAACTTGCCCGCGTTCTGCGAGCCAGAGAAGTCTTTCTTGAGACGGTCAACGACGTTCTGCGCCTGATCCTCTTGAATCTGCAACTCTGGCGGTGTCGTGATGAACCCGCCCATGCCGAGCCCGTTCGCAAACTGTCGGCCTGCTGTTTCTTCTGCGGCCATCAAGACGCTGAGCGCCTCTTTTGCGAGCGCGGTGATGGCGCTGCCTTCGATGCCGCTGCCTTCAATGTTGGTGCTTGTGGTGTGCCAAAGTTCATTCTGCTCAAAGCGCCGCAGGTTTCCTTGGCCGTCGCTGTAGACCCAATACAACACCGGCTTGCCGGGCGTTGACGTGTCCCATTTCTGAGTCATGTGCCACGCATTCAGGGGATTCAGCGCAAGTACGGTGCCCGCTTGGTTGCGGATGATCTGGCAGAAACAGTTCGACGCCATGATGAGCTGCGACGCGAGAAACCATCGCATCTGGTAAGAGGTCTGCCACGCATTGGGGCAATCCTTCAGCAAAGTGTAGAGCGGGTTGGTGACCGCGCTCTGCGTTCGAACGCGACCAGCAACATCGGTTCGTGAGCGCAAGACCAACGGCATTTTCGCAATATCGTTTGACAGCATCTTCACGCCCGAAAGGAAAGACGCGACGCGGACCGCCGTAGCGCGAGTAACTACCTTTCCACTTGCGGTTGGAAACCCTATAAGGCTCTGGATAAAGTCCGCGCTGGGATTCGCAAGGGTGGAAACACCACCGTCGTTCGTAATCGCGGCCCATGCCGCTTTTAGATTTGCAAGTTTGAATGACATTCAAGTCCCTTCCTACTATCAGTAGGGTGTTACGCGGATAGAGTTACCGACCAACAATCAAGATAACAACCGCACCGATGATGACAACGGCACCAAATACTTTGTAGCCCCAACCCAACTCAGTCCAAAAGCCCTTCATTGTTCTCTCCTTGACGCCGCTCGACGTTGTAGCCGAGTTTGCTCAAAATGCTGTTCTCAGACCCTCACCATCACACTGCCGTGTTACGACCTTACTTGCTCTGGACCATGAAGAAATTCAACTTCTTTTTCTGATTTTCCGGGTCCGTCGCCCGAGCCAGCGCCATAATCATTGACGCGGGTCCGTCTATCTTTTCTCGCTTTGAATCACGGTCGGGCTTGATGAATTTCGTGCCAGACTGCGTGTTCCATCGAAGATTGCTAACCTGCCAACGCATTACAGGGTCGGCGTCGTGTGTGAACTCGCACCTAAGAATCTTTCTTGTCCACTCTTGGCACGGGCCGTTCATGCGAATATGACTCTGCGGGAACGACACAAACTTTTGCATCGGAAATCCTGCTTCGCCGAGCATCCTTATAAGTTCCGACGACCACGCGTCGTCATAAGCGAGCTCGACAAGATCAAAGGTCTTGTTGATCTCGATGATGGCGTCCGAAATGAAACGGACGTCTGTCAGATTTCCTTCGGTCAAGGTGATGAAGCCCTTTTCCGACCAAACGTCGTAGGGAACACGATCTTTCTTCACACGAGCTTCGACGTTGTCCTTCGGGCACCAAAAATAAGGAATCACTCGCCACTTTTCACTCGACTTAGCTGGCGGA